GGCTGCCCAGCATCATTAGGATGGCCGGGTTGCTGCTGTCGATCTGGTTGAAGAACATCATCACCATAATGCCGAAGAAGCCGATAGTGACCGCGCCAGCCAGGATGGGGGGCATCATCGAGCGAGTGGCTGCCTGCATATCTCTGGCGCTCTTGCGGTCCTCAACCTCCAGCTTCTCGAAGTTCAGGCCCAGCTCTTGCGCTTGTTTTTGCAGCTCAATCTCGGCCAGCTTGACCTGGGCAATTTGGTCGGCGGTCAGCTTGTTGTTGGCGATCAAGTCGCCCACCTTGCCTTCGTCCACGCCAATGGCTTTGGAGATGGCAGACACCGCCATGCCAGCTAAGGGGCCACCCATTGCAGTTGCGATGGTGGGTGCGATCTGTTTGAGCCAGTCCATGATTACCCTTTCAGATCAAAACTTAGGTTTGGATGGCGCGGGTATTGAACCACTCGCTCACCCTCTGGGCATTTGTACTTGATCGTTGCCAGCAAGGTGGCGCTGCCAGCCGCGATTTTTTCTTTTTGCACCATAGTCAATTGATAGGTGAACGTGTCGATCTGTGGTCCTGCTGGGCCGCTAAACTTGCTGGCCGTGGTGGTGGCCTCATGCACCATGCCTGCTGCATCACGGATGCTTGGTGTGAAGCTCTCGACAGAACAGTCGTCGCGCTTTTTAATCCGCGCAACGGTGACATTGATCGGCTTGCCGTGCTCGGCCACGATCTTGAAATTCTCAGGCGACCACTCAATGATTGTTCGGTCAAACCAGCCAAATTTATCGGCCAAGGTATAGCTGCCGCCAAGCGCCGCAACGCTCGCAGCAACGGCTCCAATGGCCTTGGTGAGGTCAATCATCAAACCCCCAGCATCTTTTTCAACATCTCAGCAGCAAAGCCTGGGCCAAGCAGCGTGACCGCGATCAGCGCATAGAGGATGTACTCGATGCGGCTCATGCGCTTGCTGCTTGACTCAAACGATTTTTGGATGGATTCGTACCGCAGCGCACAAATTTCTTCGTGCGTCTGAAGTCGCGCATCGGTTGCATCGACTTGACTCATTAGATGCCCTCGCCCTGCACAATGTAAACAGTAGATGCCGCTGCTGCCAAACCGCTGAAGAATGATTCACGCCCAAAGCGCAACACTTCAACAGCACCAGGTACTAGCACAATCGCTGATGATGGCGTACCAGCAATCGGGGCGACAGCATTTGCCGTTGCGATTGCAGCCGTGCTACCAACGCCCAAAAATACTGTATAGGCGCTTGAATTGATGATGCGGTATTGCCCTGTGCTTTGTGCGTCAAAACGTGCGTCAACCAGTGCTTGAACGCCAGTGGGCGCACTAGCCGCCGCAGGGATAACAACTGTTTGACCAAGTGGGGCAAATGCGATTTGTGAATTGGTGGCCATGATGTTTCCTCTCAATTAAACGTTGAAGACTGCAGAGAACGAGTATGAATTTGAACCGAGTGCAAAGCCAGGGCCACCGACATACATATTTGTTGAAACCATTGAAGTTGGGCCAAACACTGAATAACCTGTGGTGTCCATCCAAGTGCCGGTGGATTGTTGACCTGATGCGACGGTAAAAGGCAGATTAGTGAACGCTGCCGAAGCAGCAGCAGGAGCGCCAATTTGTGCACCACCAGAGCATGTCAATCGGATATTCATGAACACAGTCCGACCGATCTTTGTGTAATGGTACGTTGATGTGATCGTGCCGCCACCGGGAACTTCAGTAAATCCATCACGTCCGGCAGTTCCAGAACCTTCTTGATAGTCATCAAAAAGCTGGCTCGAAACACCAGCCCCAGGCGTGACGGCAGAAAAGTCCATGCCCTTACCAGATGTGGATGGAACGAAGTTACCAGCGGTGCTGGTGATGTTGTTAACAGATGTAACGCTATCAACGTTGGTCGTGCTTCCGCCATCGACTTTTTGCCATGCTGTTCCATTGAAAACAGCCCAGTCACCAACACCCCAAAGACTCTGACCATCCAAAGACGTTGATCCAGCCGTACTGACGACGTAGTAGTTGCCTTTTGTGCCAACACCAGATGCCAGAGCAGGCGTATTTGTCGATGCATTCCAAGTTCCAACGTAGTTCAATGCACCAATTGCATTGATGACTGAGCTTACTGTTTTCAACATGATTATTCCTTTAAGTCAAGTTTGCCATTGCACGCCATGTCCCTGGCGTACCGGAAGCAGTGCACATCCAGCCTGGAGGCCCACCAGCAGAAGGTGCGCTGTACCACACAACGTCGCCACGATTCCAGCTTCCTGTTGTTGGCGCGGCAGAGCCATACCAATCTTTGTCGATGGACTCAATAGTTCCGAGTGCTTGCTGAACGTTCAAACCAACAGGGGCAAGAATCGGGGATGCAATACTGACAGTACCAGTACTTGAACCGCTTTTGTAAACGCCACAAACAATATCACCACTTGATGGCCAAGGGAATGTGACAGCTAAAAATTGCCAGCTTCCGGCAGAAGTTGGGTTGGCGTTGAACGATTGTTGGTTGCAATATGGGATTGCGTATGCGTCTACATTGTCGGTATAAACCCAAATGCCAAACCAGACAAGTTTCCCAATGTACTCAGCAAACGAAGATGCTGGAACAGTGAAACCGTAGTTATCACTTGAACCAGCCGCAGCAGATGCAATCTCCCAGACAGGTTTGTTTCCAAACGCCAATGCTGCATTCGTGTTGCGCTGGAAGGTAGTCGCAGAACCTCCGCTGATCAATGACCAAACATTAAAGTCCTGCTCAGCAAAGTTCTGATCTGAATATGTCAGACGCTGAAACCCAGCCGTTGCAGACGGTCCGTCCACCGTGATGTATGTCGATGAAGTGTTGTTCTGACCGGATGATGGACGAAGAATAGAAATCAAATTGCTGAAAGAACCGCAGTTTTCAACAGAGATAGTGTTTCCTTTGTACTGTGTGTCATAAGTCTCTGCGTACAGTGGAGTCGTGTTGAGATCTGTACTGTGGCAACCAACGATGACAATGTTGTTTGCGCCGCCGTTGTAGACAAACGATGTGCGCCCAGCAGTCCCATCCATCAAGTTGCATCCTTCGATCACTCCACCATTGCAAGGGAATGCGTTAGACAAAGACAGGTCATTGCCAGAACCGTTCAGCACAATGTCAGATTTGATCTGATAGTCTGGGTCTGTTGGACGGTAACCAACAGTGGCATTAGCCTCGAAGTATGAGGAAATTCGGAATCCACTGATTCCACGGAAATAGATGCCACCTGCTTTGTTGAACTCAATGGTGCAACCTTCAACCCAAATTCCATATCCGCTGGTTGCCTTTAAGCCCCATCCGTCATTGGAAAACAGCAAGCAACCTGAAACCCAGCATGCGTTGTTGCCACCACCGAGACCAAGATCAACATTCAGCTCAAGGCCGTTGCCTGTGTTGTAGCTGCACTCGCAGTCAATGAAGTTGTTGACGTAACCGTAGCCTGTGCTGATCGCCGCAACAGTGAATCCTTTGGCCCAAATGCCAAAGAACGTGTGTTCTTCAACACGAGCGCCATAAATTCCGTGTTGAACAGTCGCTCCAGTTCCACTGACGCAGAAGTTTTCATATCGACCACGGATAGTCTGATCAACGTCGTCGCCAATGTTGATGATCGTCTTGAACGTACCAGATGCCTGCAAGATCGACTGCTGCTTGCCTGCTCCATGAATATGGATTGCAGTTGAACCCTGCTGCGTCGGAACATTCAAAGGAGAAGTGATTTTGTACGTTCCAGCAGGAATGTAGATGGACAACTCACCAGAGTCGATTGCGTCTTGAATGGCTTGCGTGTCATCAGCGACCCCATCACCAACAGCGCCGAAATCTTTAACACTCACGATCCTTGCGAGTGCTTCTTCAACGTTTGTTTGAACAGCGCCTGTAAATGGAGGATCGTAAATTACCTGCTCTGCATTGGAGTTAAAAACAACCTCGCTGTAGCGCTCAGTCGCAGCCGGTGCACTGTAGACCACGCTGCCGTTTTTGTTCTGCACTTGGATGCTGTAGTCACTGTTCACGTACAAGCGCCCAGGCGTGCCGCTGAAAACTGGATAGCCGCCACGGGTGCGGATGGGCTGCACGGCCACAGTGGTCAGAGCAGCGTTTTGGTAAACGATGATCGGATTGGTCTGTGGGTTCAGGTTGGCTGCACCGATAAAGATGTAGCCGTCCTCAAGGGGTTGCCCATCAATATCCGTGAAGATTGGAAATGTGGGTTGGATTGATAGTGCTGACATTTATTCATTCTCCTGTGTAGATTGTCTGCCAGCTTGCATGGATTGCACAAGCCACCTTTCGCGCCAGCTCATCTCGCGTGGCATTTTGGCAGCCTCAGCGAATCGCTGAAATGCGGCTGATCGTGCCACAGCTCTCACTGTAGCCTGGCTCGGTATTTTGTTTGCGCCCTCGATGGCCAGGCGCTGAAACTCAGGCGAGGCAATCAGCTCGTCGGCTGCTTTGATCACTTGCGGCTTGACGCCTTTGCTTAGAGCTGCTGTCAGGCCGGACGCAATGCCAGCGCCTGGCAGGCCGACGGCAGTCGTGGCTGCTTCGATGGGCAGGCCAATGGCTGCACGCTTAGCCACCATGAAGACGCTGCCCAGCAGCGAATCTGCGCCTTGCAGCTCCTGCTGGACGGCCTGGATGCGGCCTGTGGTGATGCGCTCGCGGCTGGCCTTGCGCACGTTGTCAGCAACCCGGTACAGGTCCGACAGCGACTTTCTGGCTGGCTGCGGCAGGTTGTTCATCAGCGCAGCGTAGGCCTGCTTGTTCTCCAGCAGGCCTTTGTACCAGTTGGCATAGGTGTTGAAGTTCAGCGTGCCAGTCTGGGTGGCCTTGCCGAAGGCTGTGTTCAAGGCCGAGGCTGCCACCATCTGGCGCATGTCCTTGGGGATGGCGGTCAGGATGTTGACCAGCTTCTCGCCGTCGCCCTTGGACAGCGCGGTGGTGGCCGTTGACAACTTGGTGACCAGGCTCTGGTCGAGCTGCTTGCCGAACAGCGACACCATGTCGTCCTCGAAACCCTTGCG